TGTACTTACTTGCGACCTCTGTAGGTGTCTTTAACGCCTCGAGGATGCTCACTCGAGTTTCCAGTGTAGTTCTCAGCTGGTCGCCCTTGGAATCAATCTCCGCGATCTCTTTCTCGATGTCTGAATTGAGGAGGCTGTTCGCGACGAACGCGACTACGTCTTTCTTTGCCAGTTGGGCGGGAGCAGTATGTTGAGTACGAAGTGATACGACACGCGGAAACTGGACGTTATCGTCTGCGAGGGTCCGGTCAAGATATGGCGGTAGTCAGAAACCGGAGGAGGTTCGAAGAGAGTGTTGCAGTGAATCACGGTCCCTCGGACATCAATTCCTCGCCGGCCGGCTCTTCCTGCCATCTGGGAGTACTCGTGGGGGAGAAGGCGACGAAGCCCCATACCATCGAATTTCTCTAGAGACGTGAAAATAACAGTTTTGGTCGGCATGTTTATTCCAACCGCAAACGTCTCTGTTGCGAACAGTAACTTGATGTATCCCTTATCGAACAGTATCTCGACCATCTCTCTCAGTACGGTAAGGACCCCCGCATGATGGATAGCTACTCCCTTCTGAAGTAATGACACCATGTTCTGGTACTCTGGTAGGTTCAGATACTCTTTGTAGTTCGGAAGTTTGGCCATGAGGATTTTCCGGCATTCTTGTTCCACAGTGTTTGCCATCTCCCCGTTGTCGTCGTGTAGAGATATTGTTATGTCCCGAGCAGCGACTTCTACCTGCTTTCGCGAGAAGATGAAGCATAAGGCAGGCAGGAGGCCGTTGTCTTTCAGGTGCGACACTAGGGAGTTCAGTACCTGCTTTCTCTTAGGGGACATGTAGTTCTTGTAGAGGAAGGTACATACTTTGCTCATTTTGTGGCATGCAGGCTCTGAGAACGATCCGTGTGCGTCCTTGATAAGGACGGGCGCTTTGCCCAGGCTACGTGCGTCCCCCTGGACTGCTTTGTCGCGTATACTATTGATAGTTTTCTCTGTTATGCCGCTCCACATGTAGTGAGTGAGTGGCACTACGCGCCGCGTAGTGGGTAGAAGATACACATCTAGTCCAGGCGTACTGCCGTGCCGGGTTTCGATCCACTGAGCGAACCGTTCGGGTTTGTGGATCGTAGCGGAGAGAAGCAGGAGCGGGATGTGCGGAGGGATCATGAGTAAAGCCTGTTCCCAAACGGCTCCTCTGTCCTTGTCTGCTATGTAGTGGACTTCATCGAATATTACTCCTGCTAGCTCGGTCTCCACATCGATTTCGAACGCCAGGGGTACTTTTCCAGGGGCGGCGGCCGAGTCGCGCAGTTTCTTATTGAAGAGAGTGTTACGAAGGATCTCCGTAGTCATGATGAGAACGTCTGCCTCGGGGTTATCCTTGCAGTCGCCCGTCAGCAGGCCGAATGATATCTCTGGAAAGCGTATGCGCATATCGTGGAGCTTCTGGTTGGAGAGAGCTTTGATAGGAGACGCGTAGATGATCTTCTTCCTGGTGTTTCTCTGTGTGTACAAGTGTATCATGAACTCTGCCGGGAGGGTTTTTCCCGAGCCGGTTGGGGCGGTTACCAGTGCATGGTTGCCGTCGGCGATAGCCTTACATGCCCACTTTTGGAAATCGCTAAGCTCGAAGCTACTGAAGCGATCGAAGACATCGTCGTAGCCGGTGGCGTCGAACGGTCCGTCTTTGACAATAACCATGCCGTGACTACTAGGACAGTAGTTTCTTACTTCTATATCAGTTTAGACATATTCTTGGGGAGAGATATTAATGGCCTTGGTAATTGAAGGGAAATATGAGGTAACTGGCAAACTTGGAGAAGGTTCCTTCGGGAAGATTTTCCGAGGTAGGAATACTAATACGGGCGCGGACGTGGCAATTAAGATCGATAAGGATGAAGGCGGGCTCCTTCTGAAGAACGAGGCCAGAATGTACCAACATTTTGGTGTGGTTCCGGGCGTTCCTCGGATGCGCAGTTTTGGAACGGAAGGCAAGTTCTCGTACCTGGTCATGGATCTTCTAGGCAGGACGCTGGAGGACACGAGGGAGACACAAGGAGGGCGGCTGGCCCTGAACGTTGTGATACTAATTGGTCAGCAGATGCTCAAGCGAATCGAGTATTTGCACAGCAAGGGCGTGATACACAGGGACATCAAGCCGGACAATTTTATATTTGGAACTGAGGACGAGAAGTCGGTGTTACACGTGGTCGACTTCGGGCTTGCGAAGTTCTATCTATCTCCCGGTAACGGAAAGCATATTGAGATGGAAACCGGGCGAAGGTTGACGGGAACGTGTCGGTACGTCAGCTTGAACGTCCACGACGGGCTCACGCCCTCTCGCCGCGACGATCTCGAGTCGGCGTGCTACGTGCTTATTCACTTGCTCCAGGGGACTCTTCCGTGGAAAGGTCTGGTTTCCTCATCTGGGGAGAGTCTGAAGTCGCTGGTAGCGGAGAGAAAACGCGAGCCGGGCATATGGAGTGATCTAGCCGACTGTCCGGGGGAGTTTCTGACCTTTATTCGGTATTGTAGAGGTTTGGGTTTCGAGGAGGATCCGAATTATGCTTACCTTAGTGGGCTACTGGGGAATCTGAAACTTATCGCTAAGTAGCTCGAAAGCCTTGGTTGAAAAGACTTAAAGCTTGGCGTGCATAGTCACCTACAGGATGAGTGACAATCCCGAGCAGAGTTCCACAGTGACACAGGTTGCCAGTCGGTCTAACGGACGCGTGAAGTGGTTTAACAACAAGCACGGCTACGGATTCATCACCTGTAGTTCCAGCGATCGGCCAGACGAGGATGTCTTCGTGCATCATACAGCTTTGCGTACTGGAGAGGATCAATACCGTTACCTGGTCCAAGGAGAGTATGTGGAGTTCGACTGGTCAAAGGCGGACACAGGTGCTCATGAGTGGCAGGCGACGGGAGTCACAGGCATGGGGGCGGGAAAGCTGATGTGCGAGACAAGAAATGATACACGGCAACAGGCTCGGTCCGGCGAGGGGAGACCCAGGTGGAGCGAGGGTGGAGATGGCGCCGAGGCCCATTCAAGCCGACCTCCTCATCGCATCCGCGGTGGAGGTCCACGGGAAGACGAAGAGAATGTGGAATGGAGGCTGGTCAAGGTGCGTCGAGGGAACTCGAGGGGCCGTGGCCAAGGTCAGGGCCAAGGGCAGGAGCGCGGTGGAAGGAGAGCGGCTCGCCCCCGTGATGGCGATGACGTGTAGAAGAAGCATATAGGAGGTAATACCAGGTACGTTAGTTTCTGCTATTAGCTAAGACTTGGAATACTTCTGACCGGGGTCCTGAACAGCAGGCACCCAGTGGCTATTGCGCCCATCAAGGGTCTTTGTCTTGACTACGAGGTTTCCACTGGGGTCCTTGCGCTTGTTATAGACCAGGAGTGGGCAAGGTGGGCCGATTCTGCGCTTACTCCGGTACGACGCAGCTGGTATTCTCAGCAGCTGCGTTTCGAGCGCCGCGAGCTGCTCGTCCGTGAGGTCGTCGATGATGGCGTGCGGGCAGATTTTCGCAGCGTAGAGCACTTCGGCCTTTAGGTAATTCCCGATGCCGGCGATCTTGTTCTGGGCCATAAGGAATTTCGATATTTCCCATCGCGCGTGCTTGCGGCATAGTCCCTTCCAGTCGGGGATGGCCTCGCCGACAGTTACATCGGGTCCCAGCGTGGCAAGTTTAGCAGGGAGCTTGTCAAGAGGGATGACGGTGAACGTTCCGAAGTGCAGCTGGTCTCGGAACCAGTATGTGACAGATGGACCCATAGCCTCGAGGACAATCCCGCAGTGCTTGGAGAATGTCTGGCACCATGCTCCCTTCAGGCCCAACGTGCTAAGTATGACCTGGTGGTTGCTGAGTAGGAAGTATATCAACTTGCCCTTAGCGCAGACACCCCTTATAACAACATCTCCTGTCTTGATCGCTTCCTGTAGGTCGTTGAAGCCTTCAGGGGGGCCGTGTTTCTCATAGCGGCCGCTGATTATCTCCACTCGCACTAAAGTTTTGTCTCTTAGGCGAGAGTTAAGTCTATAGGCTGTGTAGTGGCACTCGGGACCTTCAGGCATCTGTGGCTCGACATGCTGGAATGTAGTGGTTTCAATTTTCTTGATAATGCCCTTGAATGATGAAGGTAGGAAATAATATATAGAGGCTAAAAGGACTTAAAGGGCCGCTGTGATATAGTAATACGCCATGAGCGAAGCTACAGTCGAGATTTCGAACACGACCGAAAGCCAATTGAATGAAGACGCCATAGGGGCGCAATTTGATACAGTATTGTCGACATTATCGGCCTTCCGGGCCCAGATCACCCAGATCCAGCAAGTCGTGCGGGGTCTCGAGAAACACGTGAAGAAAGAGATGAAAGGCCTTCGACGCGACGCCCAGAAAGGCAAGGCGCGAGGCAATCGTAAGCGTTCTGGATTCGCTCAGCCTACGAAGATCTCCCGGGAGCTGTGCGAGTTCATGGAAAAGGCGGAAGGAACGGAGATCGCCCGCACGGAGGTTACGCAGTACGTAATCAGCTACATCAACGATAACAAGCTCCAAAACCCCCAGAATCGCAAAACGATAAAGCCCGACGACAAGCTGCGAAAGCTCCTGGGTGTGTCGCCTAGCGATGAAGTCACATACTTCAACCTTCAGAAATACATGAACCGCCATTTCCCTAGTGGAAAGGAAAAAGAAAGCGCTATCGGCGCTTAGTCGGCTGCTAGGCTTCATGCGCAGAACTCTCATCTCTGTGCATGAAGCGAGCGGTGCCGACAGGTTTTCTTTCTCGGCCCTTTCAATCCCACATGGTCTAGCGGTTAGGATAGTGCACTTTCAATGCACCGGCCCGGGTTCGAGTCCCGGTGTGGGAAAGGTCGCATGGTGTAGCGGTTTAGCACGAGGGGTTTTGATCCCCTAGACCCCAGTTCGAGTCTGGGTGTGACCTTGGTCCGTATAGCTCAGTGGAAGAGCGCCGCGCTCTTGACGCGGTGGTCGTGGGTTCAATCCCCACTATGGACACAGTCGAAACTTGATAGTTGTGTTTTCAAGTCTGCAGCGGGTGGCCTCCCTGCACTGACGAGACAGGCCTATTATGCTCCTTTAGCTCAGTGGTAGAGCGACGTGCTGATAACGCGTAGGTCACAGGTTCGAAACCTGTAAGGAGCACACCTTTTTCTCCCATAACCTCAACAAGCTTGCAGCAATCAACAAACTTGCTCTATTTTGCTAACTTCGGACAGTAACCAGGGGGTTCAAATCCTCCTCTGCCTAACCAGCAGTGGTCGAGTGTTAAGACGCTGTCCGTCGTATCGGCTTGTTGCATTCAGTGAACGTATCTCATTGGTAGAGAGTCCAGGGGTTACCCGGAAGAACCGAGTTCGATCCTCGGCGTTCACCGTTCCTTTCTGGAACGAGCTGTCAGTTTGGCCGAGTGGTTAAGGCGGCGGCTTGCTAAGCCGTTGGGGGGTCCCCGCGCAGGTTCGAATCCTGCAGCTGACGGTTTATTATTACTCGAATGGACTTAGAGACGTAGCACCATGTTCTAGTGTGAAGGAGGAGCTTCCATCGTCTAGTGGTGAGGACACCGCACTAGTAATGCGGAAACCGGAGTTCAATTCTCTGTGGAAGCAAAACATTGTCAGCAAACAGCGTCACCACACAATTTAATGTAAACCCGATTGCTGACAGCATCTTAGCAAACAGCGTTACCACACAATTTATGTAAACCCGATTGCTAAACGCACCTGCCCCTTTGGCGCAATTGGATAGCGCATACGACTTCTAATCGTGAGGTTGTGGGTTCAAGTCCCACAAGGGGTACTCAATCAATAGTCCTTACAGCTTCCACAAATAAACCTTGAACGGGGTGCTGCGCCCGGTATCTGTAGCAAAGCAAGGACTATGCACATCGCCCGCCTAGCTCAGTAGGTAGAGCGTACGGCTTTTAACCGTATGGTCGTGGGTTCGATCCCCACGGTGGGCACTTGGTTCGTTAGCTCAGCTGGTTAGAGCGATCGGCTGTTAACCGATAGGTCACAGGTTCAAGTCCTGTACGAACCGTCCAAGGCGAGGATGTTCGCCGCTTCAGCTCGATAATCTAGTAGAAGACTAATAATCTCACGTATGTTTAGTAATGGCGCGAGTTCCGAGGCGCTATGTACCGAAAGGGCTCTCACGGCAAGACCGCGAGAAGCAAATCCGCCAGCTGCGCAAATCGCGGAAGGACTACAAGCGCGGAAAGTATCACACTAGAAAGAAAGTGGCGAGCTTCAAGAGTCGCGAGTCACCCCATGTCCGCAGGGCAAAAACCATGTACCAGGTTAAGTCCATAGCTCCTTCTACGGCGCTATCCCGCAAGACGGGTTGCACGAAGAAAGCACTACGCCATATAGTTCGTAAGGGCAAAGGCGCATACTTCTCGTCGGGGTCCCGACCCAATCAGACTGGGACGTCCTGGGGAATCGCGCGTTTAGCCAGCGCTATAACCGGTGGTCCTGCGGCCAGAGTCGACATGCACATACTGGAGAAGGGGTGTAAGACGAGAAGCAAGGTGTTAAAGTTGGCCCGAGCGACCAAGAAGGTGAAGAGGGTTAAGAATAAGGTGCAGTTGGGAGGAGGAAGGATGAAGGAAAGAATCATCAAGTTCATGCGAGGAACCAGTAAAGGTAAGAAGTACACGGTCGTAGTCGAAAACCGCCGAACGAAGAAGAGGAGAAGAATCAGTTTTGGCGCGGTCGGCTACCAGCAGTACAAAGACCGTACGCCTCTAAAGTTGTACGCGATGGGGAATCATGGTGATAGGAGACGGATGGAGAATTACTTCAACCGCCACAGCGGCACGAAGAATAGAGCTGAGGCGATCCGTAAAGAGAAACGCAAGTCGAGGGGTCACTATAACCCCAAAATACTGAGCCATGAGTTTCTATGGTGAGAGGAGCTTATTAGTCGACTAGAGCTCCATTAGCTCAGTGGTAGAGCACGGTGCTTATGACGCCGCGGCCGCGGGTTCGATCCCCGCATGGAGCACGCTTTGTCATACCGAGTGGATTCATTTCCACATTTGCACACACATCCTCGCGGTAGCTCAATTGGTAGAGCATCTGACTGTAGTTGGTTTCACTGCGGGACAGCAGTAATCAGAGGGTCGCTGGTTCGATTCCAGCCCGCGAGACCTTATGCCTCTATAGCACAGTGGTAGTGCGTCTCACTCGTAATGAGAAGGTCGGTGGTTCGATCCCGCCTGGAGGCCTAGTCTTTGTCTACGTTCACTTTGCGTAGACAAAGCTCGAATACTTACTTAACAGCTCGCGCAAACATGATGTTCCACAGGATGCCATCGGACAGCACCACTGTCAGTGCGAGAAGCAACAGGCCTACGGACGCCGTGTGGTTGCGAGCCTTAATGGAAGCCAGCAGGAGCATGACGTTGGCAACGGCAGCCACAATCAGAGACACGACCGTAAGCAACCCAGACACCGAGCCGCCGCCTTCGAGAGCACTTCTAGCGAGAAAAGCCCATGCAACGCTCCCCGCGAAGAACAGACATGTGAGGTGTGCCGCGTTCGGGACTTTGCGCCCCGTGATGAGCCCTGATGGCGCGAAGAACGCGATGAGGAACCCCACCAACGATACCAGCTGTACTGCGACAATCACCCGGATCAGTGGCTTCGGAATCCCAACCCAGAACCTTGAGTCGAGGTAGCCCTGTTGTTCCTGGGCGAACACCGCGTAATAGCTCCACAGGAGGGCCATGCCTCCCACGAGGGTCGACAGTAGAAGATGGTCATCCATAGTCATTAATACAGGCAGAGATATTATGCCCAGTACTTCTTTACCTTGCTCTGGACGTTCTTGTAGCGGTTCCTCACCCGCGGAAGTCGATCACCAGGCGGTCGAGGAGGAGGCGACGGCCGTTCTCTCGGCGGATAGTCTTTGTTCCTCAAATAGTTCAACAAGGGCTCATGCTTCCTAAGCGCCGGTGTCACTGGTCTGGATCGGGCTGGGACTTGAGGCGCGGGTCGATATAGCGGTGTGGGAGGGCGTCCCATGGCTGGGGTGCGGCGGTGGACTGGTTGCGAGGGTTGGGAATGCTGGACTTGGCGAGGAGCGTTGCGTCTAGCCATGCTGGATCTAGCTACACTAGGTCGAGCATTGGGGGGCTTGCATGGAGGGGGAGGGGCATGCTGCATTGCTCGATTGTCCGGTTGCCTGGGCGGAGGCCGAACTCGGGGTAGAGTGGGTCTCACGACAGGCTGGGGTGCGTGTTCGCGTCTGATCTCTGCATACGGCGTGATATCGGGTAAGGAACGTTCAGTGGTCGGAAGGCGGGTCTCGCGCAGGATTTCCTGGGTTCTGTCGTGGAGAAGAGCAGGAAGACAGAAGTCCTTGCGCAATTTGTCAACCGCGGAGCACCACTCTCTCTCGTTGGACGGAATCGACTGAAGTGTGTATTTCCGGAAGGGAGATGCCTGGTAGCGAATGCCGTGGTGAGCCATCAGTTTTCGGTTAGAAGCGTCGCCCAGGAACGTAGCAAGGTCAGGGCGTTTCCCCTTGTTCTTGTCCAGCATCTCTTTGACAATGTTGTGTAGTGCATTGTGGCGTGGATTGATCCCCACAAAAGGATCCTTGGTTCTGACGTTCTTTTTGAGATCGTGCAGAGTCCTGCCACTGAACGGGTACCTGTTGTAGAGAAGAGAGTATAGCACGCATCCAATCCCCCAGATGTCGCTCTTGCAGTCATAGTGGCGATGGTTCATTTGCTCTGGGCTCATGAAGTAGGGGGTACCCACCATGGTGGTCGCGACCTTCGTATACTCTAGCATTTTGCATATACCAAAGTCACATATTTTGATGTCCCCTGTCTTAGTGATAAGTATGTTCGCGGGCTTAATGTCCCTATGCATGATGCTGTTAGCATGCATGGCGTTGATGCCGACACAAACCTTCAAGAACACTCGCGTGATTGTTTCGGGATCGATGACCTTGTTGTCCTTGATGTACTGATCCAGGTCACCCCCGTCTATATACTCTGTAATGATACACAGGCGCTGTCGGTGAACAAAAAGGTCATAGCACCTGAGCAAGAACTCACTACTGTTGGTAAGAAGTATCTTGACCTCCGTTAGGATGCTTGATCGTTGATAGCGGTCGATGCCCGCCAGCTTAATGGTTTTCATTGCAAACTGCTGTTGGCAGTCGTGTCTCTCTACGAGGTATATTTTACCGAAAGACCCTTGGTTCAAGAACTTTATTACTTTGTATTTGTCCATTGTATATAATGTCAAGTTAATATTGGTTGCCTACACCAACGGAGGGAGCGACGATTACGGTTAGTATTCGGCAGCCACCGCTAGTCCGCTGTTCACTAACCAGTCATTGACGTTTTCCTCGCCCAGATACACTATGCCTAAGTATCTGCCGTACTTACCCTTTCTGTCTTTGATCGTTCTGAGGTAGACTTCTTTGCCAAGTATCTTCTCCCTCAGCTTGTCTCGGGCAACTAGCCCCTGCTCTCGGCTTTCCCCGCGCACCTCCGGGGTGTTGAGCCCGTACAAGCGTATCTTCTGTTTGATGAGCTCAACGCCGAACCCGCACCTGACCGTGCACGTGATGGTGTCGCCGTCGTACACGCTTACCACCGTGGCAGTGTATACATATGGGTCCATTAGTATATAGGGATATATTACTCCTAAGTACTAATGATCCCGGACTTCGTAATTGGCGGTATCTCGGGAATGGTGTCCAGAACCCTTACCGCTCCTCTCGAACTCTGGAAGTTGCAACGCCAGAACAGTTTCATGCCTGGATCGACCCTCAGGGAGGTCGTTCGGAATGAAGGTCTTCGGCATCTGTGGAAAGGCAACGGCACCAATTGCGTAAGGGTCTTTCCGCAAACGGCCATTAACTACCAGGTCTATACGCTCTGCGACGAACATCTGTTCAAGGCCGTGCACGACGGAGGGCAACGACGGTTGGCGTCCGGTGCTCTTGGCGGGGCCGTCTCAATGGCTCTTACGTATCCTCTCGAGACAGTGAGATCCAGGCTGTCCCTCCAAATGAATTCCACGCACTATAGAGGGCTCGTGGATGCCCTCGGGTCAATCCCGAGTAAGGACCTATTCCGAGGGCTGCGAATGAGCATACTAGGGTATGCTCCCTTCAGCGCTATCAGTTTCTCGACTTACTTCACGTACAGAGATTACTTAGACCATCGATCACCCTGCGTGATGAATCCCGATCTCGTTAAAATACTGGCCGGCGGAGGAGCTGGAATAACCGCTATACTGATCACATATCCATCGGATCTCATTCGCAGAAGGTTGCAGTTACAGAATTTCGATAAGAGTGTTCCCAGCTACACCGGGATATTCGACTGTGCTAAGAAGGTGGTGGCACGTGAGGGCGCGGTAGGACTGTATAGGGGGTTGGCAGCCACCTGTGCCAAGCTGTTCCCGACGATAGGCATACAGTTCCTTGTTATGGAGAGGCTTAGAGCAGTAAATTGATATGCATTCAGTTATCCGGCCTGCATGCTGAATATGGATGGTGGCGATTACCGAGCTATCAAGGCGATTCTAGATGCCGAGCATCAGAAATGGAAGGCAGAGCGCGAGTCTTCCAAGACATGGGGGAAGAGAGAAACACGGAAAGAGCGAATCAAGCGTCGACGCGAAGAACAGGAAATGCGCACTCGGGAACTGAAAAACTCGAAAGAGTCATGATTACGGTATCCCGATTCGTTTCTCCCGGCCGCTACACTGAGTATACCTCGGAGAAGAGACGAGAAGACGCAGGAAATTGAAACGCGTTTTCTAGTTCGGATGCTTTCAAAAACATGAGCAACGCATCAATGGAACATGAACACACACAGGGTGCCGAGCTTCGGCCAGAACAGGTCGTCAGGCTAGGACTGCCAGTTGCGATTCCGCCCCGGACAGCTCTCGCGATCGCGCGCCGCGCCGCAGCGATGCGTGATGTCGACCGGTTGAAAGCTATCTGCATCATCCTTCGGAACATGCAGGTGACACCCGCCGTTTACGCGGGCCGGAGAGGGAGCTACAACGTCCAGATGGAGGGCATCAAGATCGTCGAGCTCCTAGAAGGCATCGAAACCAACATCTGCGAAGAACCAGTGCAGATGGTGTCCTATGGAAGCCGTGGAGCGGAATACGTTAAGCGCTGGCGCTTAGTCGGGCCGACTAAGGAGATGGAGTTCACAGGCGGGTTTCCTGGAGGCGGAACCCAGGAGATCGGGTTCTGCGAGTTGCACGACGGCCTTGGGGACCACATGGTCGGTGCTCCCGGGACTCGCTACAGCTGCTCCGTGTGCGCCGACAACTGGGATGGGTCATTGCCTGGAGAGATCATAGATCACGGCACGCTACCGACGGCTGGGTGGTTTGCTGATGAGATCAGCTTCCTGCAAAAGCTGATCGTGTTGCTCCAGCAGAGCGACCTCGAGGGATAGAGGCAAACGCGAGTTAGGGTTGGGTATGGATTAGAGTTAGGGTTAGGGTTTTCTCTCTACATGCCCTGATGTACCAGTTCGCAGTCGTCGCAGATGTCAAGGACTCTCCAGCTCCAAGGCTCGGTAGCGAAGTCACCGGACCTCCAACACAGCGGCATATCTTTGCCACAGCACTCGCAGGGTACCACAGGAACGGCATCGATACTTTCACCGCATGGCGATGATGTCTTAAGGGCACACATTATGAACGTCATAACGTAGTTGAGAATGCTTTGGTTTTTCCCCTCGCCCGTGAGGAGGCCGACACCTCCTCCAAACGATGCGAACGAGGTCCCGAGACCTAGGGATATCTCCTTAGCACGCCGCGTTGACCAGGGCTTGTTCTGCGTTATCTGCTCTAGACAGGCGCGGAGCTGCGTGTCGATTTCCCGTTCGAACTTAGGTAGAACCATGGGGATGCCTCCCATTTCCTCAATACTGGTTCCCGATACGAGGTTGTCCTTAATATAATTCGATAGGCCATGGGCAAGCATGTCCATCGACTCCTCGCACACGGACCTCCAGTGCGTTTTGTTCTCGTACCTAACACGGGGTGTCATGGTGCTTTTCTTAAGTGCCCGCAGCTCGTCTCTCACCGAGAGGAATTCGCGGTCAAGCAGGATCTTAGCGGCCTTGGTAAAACGTTCCATGTTCTATGCCTAGGTATGTCTCTATACCTTTAGATAGAACCCTGTCAATGAAATCACCCTCGCACCGGAATAGCGCGGCTCGCGAGGGTACTCTGTGTCATCTCGGGGACATGAATATGGAGGACACCGTCCTTGTACCGAGCCATCTCGAGCCTCGCTGGATCGGCAGTCAAAGGCAGGAAGATGTAGCGACACACGTCATGACGCCGTCTTTCCTCGAGGAACACATTGTCTCCCGCTCGTGACCCCTTCTCTCGGTACTTCGCGTTTATCACTAGAGATCGACCAAAGACTTCGAGAGATATGTCCTCCTTCCTGACCCCCGGAATCTCCGCTGTAATGACGACCTTTCCATCTCTCACGACCATGTCTACCGGAGGCCTCATGGAGATGACGTTCGGGGTGCCGTCACTGTCGAGCAACGAGCTTGTCCGGCCGGTCTGGAATATGCCGGTGCTCCCAGCATAGGCGTCTCCGAGTCTGTGGCGCGAACAGATCGTCCTGTTCATGTGATATATCTCTCACATGAATAAAGACTGTCTCTCAACGCATCCGCGCCTCAAACCATATGTACTTTTCGGCGGGTGTCGGGCTCAATGAAGAGTTTCAGTACGTTCCAGACCCGTTTTGCCATAGGCGGTGCGTCGTACACGTATGCCACTTCCAACGTGTCTTCGTAGGTAGAGTCGAGCTTCTTAAACAACCGTTTGTAAAACCCTGCCGAGTAATGCTTAAGAAAGCAGCCTCCCATGTGGATGTGTACATACGACCTCTTGTGACCCTGTCTCTCAGAAATCTCCAGGGCTTCCGCCACCTTCCGGATCAAATGACTTATCACGGCCTCTTTCATTTCCGAATCGGGCTTGATATCATCGAGACGGCGGCACAGAACAACGGTGTGCCCGTACCCATCATCCCTGGCTTCGCTATATATGTTCGCCGGCAAGATGTCATCAGAAAATGACATGTTACTAGTTGGATAGTTTTCGACCTGGCCGAGAGAACGTATAGCGACGGCCTATAATGTGTCGACTGGTGGGATTGCAGTGTACGTGAAACCAGTGCCCCCACATGACGGTGGTCCGGTAGGATATGTGGTAGCTACCCGAACCATACTTCTCTGGCTGACGGGAAGAGAATCCTGAAGAGGCCCTGCCAGCGCAATGGCCCATCCCTTCGCGACCTCGCGACAGAAGTCACCATCCGTAGCCATCGGGTTCGAGAGTAGCTGTGCGATTTGGGGGTTGCTGGTGACCAGGGCAGCAAACTCTGCCGGGTGATTGACTCTATCCCATTCCAGCATAGACCTATAGTCCCTATCGTCAGTACAATAGAAGTACTTCCTGTAGAACTCGGGAAACTGCTCTATGGGAACGGGAATCCACGGCAAATCAGGGGCGAAAGGGTCGTACAGCCTGTGCCATATTGCGATATTACATCCACTACATCCGTAGTTGCAGCAGCGGGGGCCGCACGGTTTCTGCTGGGCGTTATTGCTCGCGCGTTTTCTATAGGCTGCACGGTTTGCCCGGGTTACAGCGCCTACTCCGGAGCCTACGATATATTTGTTCCATATAGGTCCCTGTTTGGGATTAACGAATATGAGGCGGCGGGCCCCTCCAGCTCTAGTACCATTGTACATTGCTATACACTACGGTTAGAAATTCGGCTGGACGGGGGCAGGGGGGTGTCCCCCCGCCAAAAAATTGAAGTAGTCGTGGGTGTGTAGAGTGAGGAAAAGATGACAGCTCTCAGAGTGGAACAAGCGATGAAGGATTTGGTATCGGAGGTGACGCAGTCGGTGGTAGCGCGACTGGCGG